CTACACGATCTCCAGTAATCAACGAACCAGAAGAACGGTCAATTGAAAATCTTTTAGTTGATGTATTTACGTCATGCGGATCTAACTTTGTTTGGATAGGGGAGGACAAAGTATCCCTGCGAATTTCTACTTCGCCATTTTGTCCAAAATAAACAGCCACAGTTAATTTTTAACAAGAGTACTACCAGTGGTAGGAGCACCGTCAGCTTCCCAACTAAAGTCAACAGAAGAAACTTCTCCTACTGAACTACTCATAGAAACACTTGTTATATAGACATTAAATTCAATATCTCTTGCGTTTGTCGCTGATCCTGCTGATTCTTCCAATCTACATATCAAAGTAACTTTATCTGATTCAGTTCCACTATCTTTTATAGCTGCTGACAGCAAAGAACTTACATCAGGAGAAGTAGTTGCTCCTGGCGTGTAGTAATAAGCTCTTGCACTGCCTGAATAACTTCTAACACCAGGCTTTAATGTTCTATCCGTATCACCCATTGCTGTGATTTCAAGTACAGACATTGACTGAGAAAAACTCCAGCTCTGTAGTTGAGCAACATTAGCTCCTCCTACTAACAGCTTTCCGTCTTTTCCACTGAAATACTTCGCCACAGCCCTAAATCAAAAACATTGCGTTTATTCTACGGTGAATCGAGACAAGCGACAAAACTACAACTAACATTACTTGTTCCTTTAAAAGTACTTGTGACACTTGGAGGGGCAGAATATCTCCATTTCAAACTTGATCCAGACTCTTTCAAATAAGCCAAAAGGCTAGTGTCTGTCACACCTGAAGTTGCATAACCACGATCAAAAGTAACGTAATCCCAATCAGAATTTACGTTTTCATAGTTAGCCAAAATCAAAGCAGCATCAGCATCAGAAATATTTGAAAACCCTAGAGTCAAAGTCGCATTAACTCGTTTATTACCAAAACGTAAATGTGTCTTTGTACCATCTAACGATTCAAACGTGGTACTTGGATACGTTCCAGGGTTGTAACTTCTGGATGTTGGTTTAACGGTAGGAAATGGTTGTGCTGTTGCCATTGTGTTTTAATCGAAACGTGAACCGTCATTCCATCCTTGTAATATAGCTAACTTTCCATCTTTTCCATTGGCATCTATATCAATTAACGGTACATGTGATCCTGATAATTCAATCAACCCATCATCTCCAAAGGTAATACTTTCAACCTTATAACATTGATTAGTTTTATTATCTTCTTGAATTGTAAATAACGAACCAGCGTAAGCCGCTAATGCACTTGAGCTATTGAAATTTACATTTGTAGCAAAATCAACTTCTGTTTTACTGGAGTTCCAATAATAAATATCATGTGTACCTGTAATCGTATCTTTACTTACGACTTTTCCTCCATCAAGAATTGCTCCGTTATTAAATCTACTTGTGTGCTGTGTTGTTGAAAATACCCTTATGTAATCTCCTGGTTGTAATCCTTCGATATAATGAGGGGCTGTTTTAAATGTGATTAGATGTGTTGTCTTTTCTCTAACACTTAAAACATATTTACCAAAAGTTTTAGCGTGTTGTTCACTCGTACAAAAACCACTTAGGTCAAAAGTCTCAATAGGATCATCCTTGTGAATCTTTCCAGGTTGGTCAGCTAATTTAACTACAATTGATTTTGTTTCTGTAAAACCATTTACTTTTTCTTTTCTATATAAAACATTTGCTTGAAATGTCTGTCTATCTTCTGGAGCAAGATAAGAAACATTTAAGTCATTAATATTTCCATCAGTAAATAATGCACTAATTTTAATAGCTTGATCTGGATCGATTTCATAACTACCTGCTTTATAAGGAACAGAAGGTTTAAGACTAAATTTGCCTCCAATAATTGTAAAATCTAATAAACAGTAAGTCGCTTGTTCAAATATAAATTCTCTTAAATTAACCTTATTTGAAATCATACCGTCCCAAAAGAATTTATTTGCCTTACAAAATTCTGCTGCCTCTTTCATATCTCCTTTACCTGTAGTTTTGTTGTAAGCTACAGATTTTTCATTAATAATTTCTCCAGCCCCTAATGTTTTATCTGTTAATAACGCATAAGCAATATCTGGAAATAAATGTGTTGGGCCATCTGAATTTTCTATTAAACGATGAACTTTTATTCCTTTTTTAATGTAAGCAGAAAATTGGCTAAAGTTTGTCCACTCTTTTGAACTATCAATTTGCAATGCTGCATAAGCTAAATCGTTATAAGTAGAACTGGTATCTTTTACTATTTCATTACAATAAACAATTTCATGCTCTGGCCCGTCTAAATGACTTGATTGATCTCCATTAAACAACCAATAATCAGCAGCAGCATCATAAGGATTTAACTCTATATCTTCAACAAATTCACGCTTAAATCCTTCAACAGTAACTGTAAATTCTTGAGCTGGAAGAACAACATCTGATTCATCATCATCTGGATCAATATCAACTCTTGGAATGATAACTATATCGTTGTTTTGATAACCAGCACCCGTACCTGCGATATAAGACCATTCAGCGTAAGTCTGTCTCGTACCACTGCTATACCAAAGGTTTAAAATAACTTTTGCTCCGCTACCACTTGTGTCTTCGTCTCCTCCTAAAGTGACTGTTTGAGGATAAGTTGTTCCATCATCTAAAGTGACTTGAGCAGCTTCTACATTAACAGTCTCTTGCTGACGAACATAAAATAAATTTGGATTTCCTCCTGGGTGTCCGTACCCTGGATCGTTAGGATTTTGACCTGAACCAGAAATACTAGGATCAATAATTGGATAATATTTGCCACCTCTTCCAGTGGCTTTATTGGTGTAATGAAATTCAACTCCAGTTACAGTTGTTCCTCCACCAAATACAGATGAATCAGGTTGTTCATCATACGCACCAACAACAACATTTCCCCATGCAGGGCCATCTTTCTGTTCTACATTTTCTGTTACATGATCGGGATTTATGTATAAATTAAAGACAAGTCCTGACCTTAAAATCAAGGTATGATTATCTCCTCCGTAACTAACAGTGCTATACGACCCTGAATTTCCTGCTCTATAAACACTTGTTGCTTGAGGGCCATAAAATCTTGTCCATTGTGTTTGACTTTCCCCCGTATATTTAAGATCAGGAGCAGTGCTATTACTACTGTATTGACCAACTGGAACATTCTCTCCTGTTGAATTTATATTTTTTATAAAACCTGCTGTTGATATTCTTGATGTAGAACCAGTATAAGCAGGATCATTCGGATTACTTATATCTGAAGTACCTAAATTCCATTCTGGATTACTTAAATCTTCTTTCGTTAAGTTTAATTCTCTATTCCCTGCAAATTTAATAAAAACATTACTTATAGTAGAAGTAAAACTTTTTATATCTGTGTCATAAACAGCATTATTTGAATTTAAAAGATTAACTTTTATACTGTTATTACTAATGACCGTTTTAATAACATCAGCTCCAGACCAAGGAATAAATCTGTATTCATGTTGTACTTTAGGATGTTCAATTCTTATATAATTGTATTGAGATTCAGGACTGCTTCCTCTGACACAAAATAAACCACTATGACCTGAAATTTTGTCAGGATCAGGAACAACATCTTGCCAATCTGGAGTTGTATCTAAACCTGCTTGTCTTATTTGAAGTTTAAAGAAACTATATCTTTTAATGTATTTATTAACATTACCTAATGTCAAGCTAGACTTTCCCCTATAAATATCATCCAAAGATTTCTCTGTTGGTTTACTGTTTACATTTGCAAAATTAATTTGTTTAAACACTGTAGATTTAAGTCCTATTTCTGTAATGTCACAATCTCTATTGTCAGAAACCGTTCCAATAGCTGCTTTCTGAAGCGTATATGTTGTTGTTGGATCGTTTAAATCATTTTCGTATTGTTCATAATAAAACTTATCTGATCTTCCGTAAAGTTCAAAATATTTTCCAGTATTGTTATACCAATCTGGATTGTTAATATGCCCTCCTAAGTCATTGTTTGGAGTGCATTGTATTCTTCCCTTTTCAAGAACAGTAAACTCATAAGATCTGTCACTTGTGCCATTTTCCCAAGGCGTTCCAGATGCAGCAGTACATCTAACTAAAGCTGTTCCAAGCATATATTGTTCGCCAAAAGAAATATCATCGTCAGCCTTTTCTCTCATCGTTTGGCTTATCGCATTAACATCTTCTACCCCATGTTCCATATAGCCAGGATCATTTCCTCTTTTCTCTTTCCAGTCAAGCTGATAAGCTCTTCCCCCTTTAGGATTGTTTGGGCCTCCTATTATTTGATAATGAATAAGTGTTCCTTTTGGAGCTATACGTGTTCCAGCTTTTATGTCAGTAAGATTTTCAGGAGTTAAAGCTGCTGATTCTGGGTAAATATAATCATTAACATTTTTCCCTTGAGGAATGAACATATCATCGGTATATCGGTCTTCGTTTTTGATTACTTTTACAAATCCTGCTCTTGCAGGCCATTTACCTAAGTTTTTTCTTCTTTTAGCAAGTGTATCTCTTGCGGGTGGTACTGTGTCATCATCTAAGCTAGGTGATATACGAAGCAACTCATAAGGCAACCTAAAATAAGTAGCATTAGGAATAGGATTACTTACACCAAATGTTGCCTGAGTTGTAGGATTTCTTGTTCCTGAAAACCATTCTTGATTATTAATTTTAAATTTTTCCTTATTGATTAACGTATCACTTCCTTTCCTTATAAAGGGAATATTGTCATTAGTTAAATTTATTTTTTTATCATTATAGTTATGTAATAACAGATCACCAATTGCATAACCTTTAAATTCTGGAGCCTCATATAACTCACCTAAAGAAAACATTCCTAATATTTTTAACTGCTGATAACGACCCAAACTAATTATTTGTGACCATAAAAGTTGAGAATTAACTCTTACACCTCCATAATGCTTGCCTCCTATGGTTTCATAATTAGCAAAAACAAGAGGAATAATATCTCCTAAATTTGCTAAATCTTGAACACTATTAAAACTAAATTGAGGAGCAAATCTTCTCGTACCAGCAATATCAGCAGTTCTTCTGTTTGACCCCCTACTTGTATCTGGTTTAGGTGTTAACAGATATGCAATAACACTTAAGGCAACACCAACCAGTATTTGTCCGAAAACAGTTAAACCACCAGACGCAACTCCACCTACAAATATTGCTTGAGGCATACTTACAATCTCTGGAATATGCTCGTAGCCTTTTGGTCTTTCTTTTGATTTAGCTGCTACCTGTTCAACAAATTGCCAATACTCTTCCTCTGTTATTCCAAGGAGGTTACACAGATCTGCTTCCGTTGGAAGTAACACCCTTCTACCAAAAGGTTGTCTAGCGGACACCAAATCACCACCTGGCCTCCGAATGTTTTTCGGTAACTCAGCCATCCTTCCTCGTAATAAGCAGCCATGCCATAACCATCATCTGATTTACATAGACCAATTGTTCCTAGTTTAGGGGGTGATTCAACTCCCCACCGATTTAATTCTTCAAAAAAGATACTATAGTCTTTTCTTTTTAATCTTCGATACCAATCACGCTTTCCTTTTGGAACAGTAAAACCATAATGACCTAATACTGTACGAACCAAAGACAAGCAATCACCAGTTCCATGCTTTACAGGATCAGAGCCTAAACGATATTTAAGCCCTATTAATTCGTGTGGTTTCAACGATTCTGAATTGTTCCTGTTAAAGGTAGTTGCTTACATTGTTCTGTTGATAAAGATTTTTGAGGTACTTGTGCTCCAACAGCATCAATAGCAGAACTTAGCAGTAATTCAATTGATTCTGGATCGTATCTCATACCAGAAGCCAACCAATACTCCTTCGTTAACATTGAATTTCTAGAAAAATCAGTATTCATAAGCCATACTTCAACTTCAACGTAATACCCTTCTTCAACAAATTGATTAACAAATCCCATACTTAAAGGACTATTTGCAAGGACTAAAGAGGCTTCTAAATTATCTCCTGTTCTATTCATCGCTGCACCTTGATAAATAAAAGATAAATAGGTATGACCATTTACATTTGCATCGTATTTTCCATTTTGAAATTTATTTAAATTTAAAGTCGTTCCATCAGGAGCACTAAAAGAAGGAGGAGTGTTTCCATCTTTGTCAGTCACGGTAACAAAAGCAGTTAAGGCAACAACAGTCATTACATTCCTAACCTCGATCTAGCACTTCTACTATTCCTTAGT